ATCTTGTTTTACTAGCATGACAAGAGAAGAAATAGTAGATAATTTGGATACTGCTCAATCACATTGGAATGAAATAAAAGATAATATATCCATGTTTGATACAGTAGATTGGTCAATGGATGATATAGATGCACATTGTGAAAAAAATACACCAGATATTATTGTAATAGATCAGCTAGATAAAATAAATGTAGCAGGTACATATGCTAGAACAGATGAAAAGCTAAGACAGATATATACAGCTACAAGAGAGATTGCAAAGAGAAGAAACTGTGCTGTGATTGCAATATCTCAAGCATCTGCTGATGCACACAATAGAAATAGTATTTCATTTGACCAAATGGAAAACTCTAAAACTGGTAAAGCTGCTGAAGCTGATTTAATTATTGGTATAGGTAAGAATACTAATTCAGATCCTTCAGATAGAACTAGAACTTTATGCGTAAGTAAAAACAAAATAAATGGTTATCATGGTGAACCCGTGTGCACCATTAGAAAGGAAATAAGTAGGTACGAAGCATGATTACAACAGTAGACGTAGAAACATCATATCAAAAAACAGAGAATGGTGGGTATGATCCATCACCATTTCATGAGGATAATATATTAGTAAGTGTAGGTTTAAACTCTTATTTCGGTGATGAGTATTATTTTACAAATCATAGCGAGAGAATAGATGAGGGTTGCTATCACAAAATACAAGAGACACTAGATAAAACAACTCTATTGGTAGGTCACAATATTAAATTTGATTTGATGTGGCTATTAGAATCTGGTTTTAAATACAATGGCAAGGTATATGACACTATGCTAGGAGAGTATATATTAAACAGAGGTTTAAGAAAAAGTTTAACATTAGAGATGTCTTGCCGTAGAAGAAAGATAGGATCTAAAGATAGTGCTATCAAAGAATGGATGGACAGAGGTGTATCTTTTGAAAACATACCTGCAGATGTTGTAGAGGAATATGGTAAGATTGATGTACAGATAACTAGAAGATTATTTGATTCTCAAATGGCTGACTTTAAATTAACAAAGAACAAAGGTCTATTAATGACAGCAAAGATGATGAATGAGTTTTTAATTGTGCTATCTGAAATGGAAAGAAATGGTATCAATATTAATTTAGAAGATTTAAATAATGTTGAAAAAGAATTTAGAGCAGAGTTTGCATATCTAAAACAAAAGATAGATAAGATTGTGTATGAACAAATGGGTGATACTAAAATTAATTTGTCTAGTCCAGAACAATTATCCTGGTTAATATATTCTATGAAACCAAAAGATAAAAAAAATTGGGCAAAGATATTTAATGTTGGTGTTGATAAAAATACAGGCAAAAATAAAAGAAGACCAAATTATTCAAGACAACAGTTTAGAAATCTAGTTGCAGATAATACAGAAGTGATACATAGAACTGTAGCTGAACAATGCATAGGTTGTCATGGTAAAGGTGTAATTAAAAAAATAAAAAAAGATGGAAGTCCATTTAAAAACTATACCAAGTGTTCTGATTGTGACGGTGATGGATATATCTATACACCAATGGCAAAGGTTGCAGGATTTAGACAAAGACCTAGAAGTGTATATGATGTTTCAGAGTCTGGTTTTAGAACAGACAAGATTACATTGAATAAAATTGCAGCTGAAGCAGAAGGTGAGTTCAAAGAATTTATTGACTCAGTTGTAAGGCACAATGCAGTTGATACATATCTAAATACATTTGTAGAAGGATTAAAAAGTTTTACAAATGAAAAAGGTTTCTTGCATCCTAAGTTTATGCAAGCAGTTACTGCAACTGGTAGATTATCTAGTCGTGATCCTAACTTTCAAAATCAACCTAGAGGTAAAACATTTCCCATTAGAAAAGTCGTTACATCTAGATTTGACAAAGGCAGTATACTTGAGATAGACTTTGCACAATTAGAATTTAGAACTGCAGTTTATCTTGCACAAGATTCACAAGGTATGGAGGATATAAAAAATAAAATAGATGTACACCAATACACTGCTGACATCATAGGTGTATCAAGGCAAGATGCGAAGGCACATACATTTAAACCTTTATATGGTGGTGTAACTGGTACAGAAGATGAAAAAAGATACTACACTAAATTTTTAGAAAAGTATAAAGATATAAAAACTTGGCATGAAAAACTACAAAGTGAAGCAATAAGATTTAAACAAATCAAATTACCAACTGGTAGAGAGTATGCTTTTCCTTATGCAGAAAGAACACCTTGGGGTGGATCTACATATGGAACACAAATAAAAAATTATCCTGTACAAGGTTTTGCAACAGCTGACATTGTACCTTTAGCTTGTATAAATATATATAAACTAATGAAAGAAAAAGGAGTAAAAAGTTTACTTGTAAATACAGTTCATGATTCTATTGTGGCTGATGTTTATCCTGGTGAAGAAGATGTGATGAGTAAAATATTTAAACAGGGCACAGCAGATGTAATACCTGCACTTAAACAGTATTACAATATTGATTTTAATGTTCCACTTGACACAGAACTTAAAATAGGATATGATTGGTTAAATATGAAGGAGGTTTCATGACCAAAGAAATAGAAGCACTTGAGACAATGGATGAATATTCTGATGAAGAGTACTCAGCTTATCTAGAATATACTGCATTAAAAGATCAGTGTGTAATAGAACCAACTACATTGTACATAAACAAAGACCATGAGTTTTTATCAGAGTGGGATTACTTTGCAAATGCTGATGGGCTAGAAGTAAAAATAATAGATGGAGAAACTACAATATGTTAGAGGACACTTTATTTATTATGTCATGTTTTTATGTGTCATTTGTTATAATAAATATATTATACAATATAACAAAATAACACTTGACAAATTATAAAAAATGTGGTATAACAAATCAACAATAAAGGAGGACAAATGTCTGACAATAAATTAACAAACATAAATACAATGTCCGATGAGCAGATAATGCAAGTTATAGGACAAGACGATGGGTCTAGTACAGGTAGTAACATACCTAGACTAGCGATCAATCGTACACCAGAAGATGACGATGGTAATCAATTACCAGTTGGTCACTTCTATACCTTCGATGCAAGTGTAGGGCAAAATGTTTATGCCAAACCTGCAACGTTGAGACCTTTTATCAGTGCAATGCAATATATGCATTACGATGCAGAGAAAGGTGAGTACATAAATAGATCTATTATATTTAAAAGTTGGAAAGAGGAAGCTCTAGATATACTAGGTGGAACTAAATGTGGTAAGATACCTTACAAGGAAAGATCTAATCTTACTCCAGAACAATTAGAACATCAAAGAACTATTAGATGTTATAAGTTAGTGTATGGTTTATTATCTTTTAAAGATGGTAAAACTGCACAAGGTGAGCCGCATGCCGTAGAAAATCTACCAGTGTTATATAGAGTTACTGGAACAGCTTTTACTCCTGTAACATCTGCCTTAGATCAATTGAAAAAAAGAAAGAAGCTAATGTTTAATTGTACTTTTTCTCTTGATACTAAAAGACAAAAGAAAGGTGGTAATGTATTCTATGTACCAGAGATAGGTGTAAATGCAGATTCTAATTTACAATTATCTGAAGACGATATGGAAACATTAAAAGTCTTTCAAGAGTCTATTGATATTGAAAATGCTGAAGTAATAGATTTGTACAACAGTGCTAAGTCAAAACAATCTAATGTATCAGATAAGATAGATGCAGAGATTGTTGAGGATATTGATGATGCACCAGAAAAAGTATTAGCTTCGTAATGAATACTATACTTTTAAAAGTACAACAATACTTAGATTCAGTATCTAAAAAACCATCTAAGCTAGATGAGAAACTTGTTGAGGAGTTTGGTGAGGCGTGTAAAAACGCCTTACTAAAACAGTTTCAAGAAGAGAGAAGTTCTAAGTTTGAATTAAGAATGTCAAATGTAGGTAGACCATTGTGCCAATTACAGATGGAAGCTAAAGGTATTAAAGGTGAGGGACAACCTTACAATAATAAAATGAGAAATACTTTTGGAGATCTTATTGAAGCACTAGCTATATTTGTAATGAAATCAGCAGGAGTAGATATTAAAAATGAGCAGAAAAAAGTTACATACAAGTTTAATGGAGACTCAATTGAGGGTAGACAAGATGTTGAGATTGATGAGAAAATATGGGATATTAAGAGTGCGTCACCTTATTCCTTTGAAAAAAAGTTTGGTGAAGCAGGAGGTTTTACTGAAGTTGTCAAAGAAGATTCCTTTGGTTATGCGTCACAGGGATTTTTATATGGAGAAAGTCAGAAGAAAAACTTTGGTGGTTGGATAGTTATCAACAAATCAACAGGTGAATGGACTGTTTGTGAAACTCCACAACAACATAGTGAATATAAAAAGAAAGCATTAGATGAAGCTAAAGATAATATAAAAGCAATCAAAGAAGGTAAACCTTTTAAAAGATGTTATGATGATGTAGCTGAAACTTTTAGAAGTAAACCTACTGGTAATAGAGTTTTGGGCTTTGTGTGTTCTTATTGCCCATACAAACTTCCTTGTTGGGGAAGCGATAAATTGCAGTTGTTACCGCAACAGCAATCGAAAGGCAAGAATCCTAAATGGGTTTGGTACACTTCTGTTACAAATCCAAGGGAGGAAGCCGAAGAGTTTAGTGGTGGATAGTTTGAGGGGTCTATTCACCATTGACTCTTTTAATTTTTATAATATGCATTTATATTTTGTGATTTTTAAAAATAAAAAAGATAATGATTACAGACTATTTAGTAATCATATATTTGATGACGAGAAGAAAGCAGAATATTTTGGTAAAAAAAGTATGAAGAGAGGTTTTGAACATAAAGTTATTGAATATAATAGTGATAATGTAAATAAATATTGGAGTGATAATATTTGGGTAAAAGATGAAAAAGAAAGATAAAATTAACTCTATAAATGCAATCAAAGTTATGATTACACCTTGGCAAAAAGGTTTTAATTGTGGTATAATAATGGATAGTAAATCTAAAATGACCACGGAACAATACGAATTATGCTCTACTATTGCTAGAGGCATGATAAAGATGGCAACTACTGACCCTCATTCAACGTTTCTATGGGGCCTCCGTGGTTTTGCGGAAGATAAAAAGAAAAACAATACTATGTCTATAAGTTCTGTTGCAGAATTTGATGACGAATCTAATGTTATTGATTTTCTTGAATACTTAAAAAAGAAACGAGACAAGGAGTTAAACTAATGGCAACACACTTAGTTATGGGTGACCCTCATTGCACACCCAAAGCAAGCAATGATAGATTCTTATGGGCAGGTAGACTAGCTGCAGATTTTAAAGTTACTCATGTAATATGTATGGGTGATTTCTGTAGTATGGATTCTCTATCTACTTATGATAGAGCAAAGAAATCATTTGAAGGTAGACGATATCAGAAAGATATGCAACATTCACATGAAGCATTAGCTTTATTTAATAAAGGTTTAGGTAAACATAAACCTAGGAAGATAATGCTACATGGTAATCATGAAGATAGAATTGATAGATTCGTGGATGAAAACCCAGAGTTAGATGGTACTATGAAAATATCTGATCTACAATTTAAGAAGTATGGTTGGCAAGAAGTACCTTACAAGCAAATGAAAGTTGTAGATGGTATTCACTATGCACATCACTTTCCTTCTGGTATTATGGGATCAGCTATATCTGGAGAAAATATTGGCAGAACTCTCTTGACAAAACATAAAGTTTCTGCTACAGTGGGTCATAGCCATTTGTTAGATTATGCTATATCTACACTACCAAATGGTAAAAAGCTACATGGATTATCAGCAGGGTGTTATCTAAATCATGATGAGCATTTTGCAAGAGATACTCAGCATATGTGGTGGAGTGGTTTGATTGTTAAGAGAGAAGTTAAAGATGGTAATTATAATCTTGAGACAATTGATATTAAAACTATTAGGAGAGAGTATGGCAGAAGCTAAAAAAGAGATAATGTATAATGGTAATAAATACATTCTTGAGTCTGAAGATAATTATGCTGTTGGTACAGATGATCCTGTGAATCATCCTAATCATTATAAACAAGGCAATAGAGAAACTATTGAAGTTATAAAAGATTATATGACTAGTGATGAGTTTGCAGGTTATCTAAAAGGTAACATAATTAAGTATGTTGGTAGATTTAAGTTTAAAGGTAATCCTTTACAAGATCTAAAGAAAGCAAACTGGTATTTAAATAAACTAATAAACGAGGTAGAAATATGGGACAAGTAAAGCAGGCAATAATACAGGTAGAAGATTTTGTTGCAGGTTGTTTGAAACAGGGTAGAACTTTGAATCAAACCATTAGAGATGCAAGAGAATCTGAATCTGCAAAGTCTAATCCTTATCTTAGTGATGAGGCATTAGTAGAAGATAAATACTATCAATTTAAAGGAGGGCAATAATGAGAGATGCATTTATGGAAGCACTTAGAAAAAAGTATGAAGCAGATATAAGTGTAGCTAAAGTTACTATAGAAGTTTATCTAAATAAATCTGTAGGTATAGGGGAGCACCCACAGTTTGTACATGAGATAGATAAACAGTTAGAAGCTATAGCATCTGCAGAAGATAAATTA